AATTGACTGACAAATCGGTGTCACTGTCGACTGTGATGACAGTGGTAGTTGCAGAACTCACTCGTCCACTGCGCCTTGTACCTGCACGCAAGGGATCAGCAATGTCAACCACCATGCCTGGCGTGATGACAATGCCGCTATCAATCGCAACAGCAAACGAGCAACTTTCAGTAATGTTTTTCTCGCTTAAGAGCGTCCACTTGCCAAGCCTGTGCGCTTGACCTTGTGAATAACAACCCAGAGCACGAATGTCCTTGTTGATGATGCCGTACTTAGCTACTGCATCAGCGTCCTCAACGTATTCGTATTCAACTTCGCCGAGGTTGTCGTAGCTTTGCCAACCAACAGTCGCGCAGGTATGCCTGGTCTTTTCTGCTGTGCCCGTGTAAGTAAACAGGCCATCAACGACATTGGAAGGTCCAAGCAGATACTGCGCATCAGTAGGCTTGTCTTGCCTAAGGACAAGTGATCCTGCCCCGTAGTAAGCAATGCCACGGAAAACACTTGTTAGCTGTTGAATGACGTTATAGACCTCATCTCTACTGTTAATAAGGATGTTGAGGCTGAATCGTGGTTCTTGCCCGCCTTTGCCGTCATCAACGAGACTATTACAGTATTGGGACACAGAAAAGAAGTCAAACTTGTCAAGCGTGCTCTCATCTACACCAACCCCATAACGACGCTGATCAATCAGCAGGTCATACAAGCACCACGCAGGATCATTAGTCCAAGTAGCAGCTTGAAAGGTGCCGTCCCAAGTTCCCGAATAAGTAATCCTTCCGAGATGCGTTGTCGTATCTACAGTCGCATTGCTAGGGATCTTGACCTTCATCCCGCGAATCAGATACTTGCGGGTCGGCACACTACTGAATTGCTTTGCGCTAAAGCGCATGCCCATTAAGGCGCTGTTGGGATAGCGCAACTTGTCATCTTGAATCTCTGTATAAGCACTCCAGAAAATGTCGCTCGATTTCTTGCTGCTACTTTCGTTTGCGCTTGTTCTGATTACACGGATGTCTACAGGAAATGAACCATTGAGGTCCAAAAGATAATCTCTCTGATACAGGCTGCTGCTTTTGCCGCTAATTGTGTCAGACAGATAGGTGTTGAACCCACCCCCGTTGTACTGAATATCAATACGCAGGGATACAGAGTGCCCAAGAATATCCCCTTCGTCTGTAATGCGTTGAAGTGCAGGAACGTTGATAGTTACTCTTACTCGATCAATGTCAGTGTCAGTAATTTGACGGGTTATTGGTGTCCCATTTTCAACTTTTGTTCCAACGTTCTGCTCGGACTCGATATTACCACCGCCTGCTGGAACAGGAATATACGATTGAGTCTGCGTGCCATTTCGAGTGACAATAACAAAGTTTTGAAAATTAAAACTCCCATCAGCATTTTCTACAGGTGTGTCATCAAGAAAAATACTTTTAGCGCCATTGTCAAGGCCTTCAATTTCTCCTTCGCATAAAAGGTCTAATACATGCGCAAACTGTTCTGACTGAAGAGTGTCGTCAGCCTCAATCGGCGTACGAGATGAGCGACCACCACCTTTGCCGCCGCCGCCGCCGCCAGCGCCTTGAATTTGAAACAGCTTATCCATCAATCAGTTTTGTTGAAGAAGACAGAAGAAGACAAAAGTCCATCAACCTTGTCTAAAAGTCTGTTGCCACTTCCCGTTGTGGAGTTAGGAGTGTGATCAACATCAAAGCCGCTGCTGATCACTGCTGATCCAACAAAGACACGCCCATAGGCTATGGGAACAGGTAGCCCTTGGCGAGCTGTATTGACAACGCCACTGAAGCTCATGTTTTGCATCTTGGCGGCTTCTTTGCTGGCCTCAAGTCCAGGAGGTGCCATTGGCGAAATGATGTCAGCAACACCGCCAAGCACCAAACCAGCACCGATAGCACTCAGACCTACACCAATTGAAGTTGCAATACCTGTACCTGCAAGGCCTGCTGCACCAGTTGCACCAATCGCCTGCACACCAAACAAGCCAGCACCAGGGAAGAAAAACGATGCGCCAATAAACAATGCACCTGCCAAGATCGAGCCGAAACCACCACCACCAGCGCCAGCGACTACAGGCGTAATGCTGAACACTTCTCGCTCGCTCCAAGGCATAGCAAGCAAATCAAGGCTCTTTGAGGTCACTTGCTCTTTGCCGATCTTCACCCGATAGCCAATACCGTCCTGCTCACTGTCAACTAGCCACTTATCGAGACCAGGAAAATTGACGCACAAAGCTTTGACTGCTTGCGCAGGAGTCGCTACATCAAACTCGAAACGACATTGACCGAGTCGTTTACGCAACTCCCCGTACACTTTGACGACTTTCATGCCTCAAAGCGCAGGCCGTACTTTTGCCATAGTAACCGCCGTCAGCGAAGTAGACATCACGACTGCTGAGCCTGCCTTGTACATGATGCAGAATCTGCTGCTCTCCTAAATAAATCGCCGCATGATTCGGCACAGGTGACTGCAGATTCATCAACAAGGCATCACCACGCTGCAGCTCCTCAATTGGGATCTTGTAGAAGCCCTCCTTCTGAAAATTTTCTAGGTACAGGTTTTGCCCCTGATGCCACCAGTTATCACGGCGTGGGTAATCCTTAAGTTCAAGACCCCACTCTCTTTGATACCAATCACGACACAGTGCATAGCAATCAACCACCCCATGCACAAACTCACGTCCTACATAAGGCAGCTCAAAGCCTTCTGGCTCGCAGTAGCCCCACTCTCTTGTGTTTGGGTTGACGATGAACCAAGGTAGTCCTGACTTTTCACAAGCCACACGATCAGCAACAGATGGAGCTGGGTTGGTTTTGGGATGGCTATGGACGATCGCAACGATCTCGCCTTTGTCCTCTACCTCGTCCCAACCATCAAGCACGAAATGCTCATCAGGCGTATCGGCAATGTTCTGACACCAGAAGTAACGCCTGCGGCCTTTGACTACAGCAATCAGGCCACAGCATTCAATAGGTGAGTCATGAGTCGCGTGTTCAAGGATCTGTTGCCGCAGCGACTCAGTCAGCTTCATCGAATTAATCCTGCGCCTGGGAATGAACCGAACGGCAGCTCACCGTTCTCTCCAAACCGTAGCTTGCATGATGCAATGCGCTTGCCGCATACATCTTCTGCTTCAGTGTTAACTGTATTGCCATTGACATCGAAATAATCAGTGCCTGTATACCCACACTCAGTGCTGCGATAAATCCACTGACAGGTGTTGGCGACAATCTGACGTTTCGGGATTTTTTGACCTACCAGATCAAATGCACTGGACAGCTCAAAGGTGACAATGTCCCGTGTCTCTACTGCTTTCCGCGAGATCCTCCAAATCTCATCTGGGAACTTGGCATTGGGGTCAGCGCTGCTTTCACCATCGATATAACGCTTCAAGGTGCGGATTCGTTTGACAGTTGCACCCGTCAGGTCGTTGCCTGATGTTGTCTGATTAACAAGAGCCAAGACGGTCGTCATATTGCCGTCGAGGTTTGCAATTGTAATTGTTGGCTGAGGCAGAGCGCCAGTAGAACGCATCTCAAAGCCATCAGCAACGACAGGCATGCGTGTATAAGCATTGCCGTTCCACACGATGTTGCCTGTTACATCAGCATTACTGCCTGCATGAAAACGATAAACATCAGTGCTGCCGTGCAGCGTATTGTCTAGTTGAAGCTCAAACAGCTCAATGATTGCACTAGGGGCCAGAGCAGAAACGTCCTCATAGACGCTGCTGATTGCAGTCCAGACACAGGTGTTGTCTGTAATCGTGCTGCCGATGTCGGTCGGCCAGCTCGGCTCACTGCTAGCGGAAGTACCAGCGGTTGTACAACGAAACCAAAGGCCAGAAGCCTGTTCTGTCGTCGCTCTGCGAATGTCGCCGACAGAAAAAGCTGTACTAGCGGCCCAAGCTGCTACTGCCATTACGGTTCAAATACTTCGCGAAAGGTTGCGGTGATCTCGTTGACGTTGGCATAGCGATGTGTGCGCTGCCAGCTATCAACTACCCACTTGTAAGTCTCAGTGTCATCAAGCGGACTCCAATCAAACGCAGCATTATCTGCAGCTCGTGCATCAAAGAATGCCTCAATAGCATCAGCATCAGTGCTGTCTTTTGCAGTCCACTTCAACTGCCAGACACGCGGATTTTGATTCAAACCGTAGGTCAAGCGGGTTTCAAATCCGTCGCCGTACTGCACCTTGCGAATCTTTGGAGCAGAGCGGCGAACAGCACCAAAGTCAGGCGTTGTACCGCCTGTGCTAGTGCCAACAGTCGCGTCGTTAAATGTTGCCATCAGACACCTGCCAGCAGACCACCAGGACGCTTCTGCTTGATTAGCTCAGCTTGTACAGCAGAACCGATTGCCTTACCAAGTTGAGCAGCTTGATTGGAATCGCCTTGCACAGCAGAACCAGAGGCATCAACGTTCACAACTACGTTACCGCCAGCACCGCCTGCTGCCTCAACACCAAGACGACCTGAAGGACCACGACGTAGCGGCATGATTGCTTCAGGGCCAGCCTCGCCCATAAGGCCAGCACCGTTTGCCATAGGGAAGATAGTTGGCTGATTGACGATGCCACCACGAGCGAATGGGACGACCTTGTTTTGATAGAAGACATTACCGTTTGCGCTGCCGATGATTTTGTCGAAACCAGGGATAGCGCTGAACATTGTCTTGACCCCGAACTGAATGAACAAGTTGGCTGCCATCTTCAGCACGTTGCTCAGCACATCACCCAAGCTTCTGGCTTTCAGGATCACGTCAGAGATACCTTGAGCCATGTTGTCTCGGAAGGCAACAGCAATGTTTTTTGTGAGTTGCTCGGTTTTTGTGAGCGTATTATTAAAATCTTCTGCACCATTTTTCTCTTGTTCTCTTAATTTGATGCCATCTTTCAAAAGCTTGTTAAGGCTAATTTGTAGCAACCTTCTTTGCTCTCGTGCTGTAATCGTGCCTGCTTCAAACTTTAGAGCTATGCCCTCGTTTCTGATTAGATATTCCGTTTGAGCAACTAGTTCAAGGTTTTGTGTCTGAATAGCTTCACCCAATCGCACCTGCAAATTAACCATTCTTTCACTTGTATCTGTTGGCTTGCCACTGCCAGCAGTTGAAAGATCAGGAACGATTCCTGGCAATCCTGTTCCAGGACGTGCCTGCTTGATATCTTCTCTGATGCGAATCAATGCCTGAGCATCAGCCAGTTGT